ATCTTAGGACCAAGATCTTTGTTACGTGCTGGAATCTGTTGTAGATTAGGATTCTGATAAGAGAATCTGCCAGTCACTGTACCACCACCTGCATTACGTAATTGATTTATCTCTGCATGTATTCTACCTTTGTGTTCATAACGTAAAATAGAATCTATAAATGTTGTGTGAGCTTTGTTTACTTCTCTTGCTTTTGCAATCATGTTAACAACAGGATGTTTGTGTTCTTGTAAAAAGTTTTTTGTAAATGATGGTGCCTGTGTTTTTTCTGTTCTTTCAAATGGTATCTTTAAGTTTTCAAATACATCTGCTATACTACTTGCCGCCCATATCTGTGGACGTACGTTAGTTTCTTTTTCAATTGCATTTAATAAACCGTTCTCTTCATTAATCAATTGTTTCTTTAATGAGTGTGCTCTTTCTACATCTACACGCACACCTTTGAATCTCATATCAACCAGACATGGAAATAAATCTGTCTCTAACTCCATGATAGATTGTAAGTCTTGTGCGATAATTTCTTTTTTCATCTCTTGCCACAAACCATACGTTGCTTCTGCATCTCGTTCAGCATAGCTACCTACATTTAGTGATGGTAGTTTATACATTTCAGACTTTGGATCGATACCCCATTCAGCTGCTGCTTCTGCAAGTGCAGCCTCGTTTTTACCAAACCCTAAATACTTCCAAGACAAACTATTAAGATCATATCTAAATCTATTCTCATCAGTTACAGCTGCGGCTATCATTGTATCAACAATCATACCATTAATTGTTAGACCCATAGCTCTAATCCAACATACATCGTACATTGCATTGTGAAATATTTTTGTAGAAGTTGTTTTAAGAATATCTTGAAACCATTCTAAAACTTTTTTCTTGTCCATGTTGCCACCACCTTCGTGTGCAATAGGGAAATATCCTTTGTAATGTGCAGTCGCTACAGCTATTCCTATAACTTCTCCATTACCTATTATAGATCCAGATCCTTTCTTAATTAGATCAGGGTCTTTTGTCTCCAGGTCAATTGCAATTTCGTCAACTTCTCTTAAGTCTGGAAATTCTGTAGGTATAACCCATTCTGTTTGTGCGCTAAAGGTAGGTATCTTCATTTTATTTCCTTTTGATATACGTGGTTATGTTTTATTTTTTTGTTTAATTTTTCTTTGTTACTAAATGCATACAAAGCAGCATCATAGTCATGTGGAAAGATCTCCCAATCAATTAGTCTTGGATATATTTCTAAATTAAATTTGTGTTTATTTACTTTTATAACTTTTTTAATTACACTTCTTTTCATATTAAATAACAAAAAACTAACAGACACGTAAACAAACCCATGTAATGTGGTATGTAATTATTTGGTTCCATAGTCCCTTTCTTTTATCATTTCTAAATAATGTATTGCTTTATCTATGTCTTCTATTCCCCCTTTGCGAGAATGTCTGCATATATATTTTATAGCATTACCTTCTGCAAAAAGCAATTTGTTCTTGTTTATAAACTCTGCCGGCTGTATCTCCATGTACATGTAGTGAGTTCCCGAAACTTGTTTATGTAATACTTTCGATGTCATAACCTTTGTCCTCCTGTTTAGCTGTCATTATGTATAAATTTTGTTTTGTACGCGTAACACCGACATACCAAACTCTATGCTCTTCATCGTGCTTGTCTTCGCTCTTGTCTATGGCATCTCTTATTTTTTTTGTGTTATCTAAAATTAATAAAACATTTGTTGCCTCACCACCTTTAGCTGCGTGTATTGTAGACAATCTTACTCTAGCAGGTTTTGATAGTTGTTCTCCACTACGTAACATTTCTCTAATGTATAAACACTCTTCGTAGTCTTGTGTAAAAACTTCGTACCAGTCATGCTCTTTGTAAAAATCAAACTCTGTTAAATCATACATTCTTTCTTCTGTAGGAAATGGATCTGGACTTTGACCTGCTTGTTCTAAAACATCTTTTACTTCAGATAGAGATAATAAATCTCCTTGTTGCCATCTTGTGTAATGTTTTACCGCTGTATACAATCTTGTCTTATAACTCTTTCTACCTTTTATTTCAAAGTAAATAGCCAAATCTTTTAAGATGGGTTTTAATTTATTTAATTTGTCATTGGTTCTAGACAACACCAGCCAATCACCATCATACAGTGGCGCATCTTCTATGGCTGTTATATGCTCCACGGTCCCTGATTCTGGACGCGGTGCCCATAGTTTTTTAATACGTCTGTCATCTGGTATTCGACTCAGTATTTGATCCGCAACAAATTGTACTTGTTGTGGCACCCTGTAAGATTGTGGCAAAACTATGTTCTTTGCAGGTTCTTCTTGAAAACGTTGCACATCTGCACCAGCCCAGCCATAAATAGCTTGATCATCATCACCGGCTAGTATAACATGTTTAGAGTTTTCCTTAAGTATATCGTACATTTTCCACTGTATTGGCGATAAATCTTGTGCCTCATCTATAAATATTACATCATATTTTGGACACAATTCTGCCACATTAAATTTTTCAATCATGTCTGTAAAATCTACCAGACCAAAAGATTGTTTGTAATTGTCAACTTCATCTTTTAAAATTTGCAATAAATGTTTATCTATGTCCTCTGAGTACATGTCTGTATTATACTCTTCTTCTATAGTTACGTTTTTAATTCTAGCTGCATTAATTATATTAAAATATTCACTGTCAGAATCTACAAACCCTGTCTTCTCTTCGCCATTAGAATAAACTGTAACTTCTATTCCTAATTTACGACCTATGTCCTGGTAGTGTTCGTCTTGCATTACATTACTTTTCTTTAAACCTAATTGTGTAAAGGCTAGAGAATGTAAAGTTCTAAAATGTTTTAAATCTTTTTTCTGAAATGCTGTGTGATAATCTAACATCCTGTCAACTGCTTCGCCTGCAGCTTTAGTTGTAAATGCAAAATATCCTATTTTATCAATAGGTGTTCCTAGTTTTAAAAATGTTTTAACATACTTTAATAACTTTGTTGTCTTACCTGTACCTGGTGGACCTAATATTTTTCTAACAGCCACTACATTATCTCCGTGTTATGTTTTAATTTATTATGATTAATTGTTATGTCTTTAAATTGTTCTATACTTATGCAAACTATATTCTTTGTAGGTGTGTTATATTTATTTTTTACTGTGCTTGGATATCTTTTTTGTTCTAAAAATTGTATGTCACAATGTTTGTAATTAGTTTTCATCATGACACCAGTCTTGTCTTCACCGTGTTTCCAATTTTTTGATTTTAATTTGTCATAAAACTTATCAAACTTAAAGTATGCATAACCATCTTCTACTAATACTGTGCCAGATTTAAATGATGCATCGTTCATAGCTTTAGGTCCGTTTATTTTTGCATGTAATACGTCGTGTAGTTTTTCTCTTGGTGATGTACCTACAGGCGGGTTAATTACTTTTTGTGTTTTAAACAAAGTTTCTAATACTGTTTGATCTTCTGGTGCTTTTATAATTGGTGGTGGAAACCCTGCAGCTTTTGCTATCGAGTTCCTACGTTTACGTTGATCTGTAACATGTTCAATTGTTTTACAATGCACTGTTGCTTTGCCAATACCATCTGGTTTAGTTACATCAAATTCATATTCTGGGTCTGGTTCTATATCTATCTTTCTCAAGTTTGTTAACACAGGATATTGTCCTTTTGATCCCGCTAGTATTCCAAATTTCTTTTTAACACATATACCTTTCTTACAAAAATCACTGATAGGACTTTGATTACAAGTGTAACCTTTTTCAGATCTATTCCATGATCTTGTTTTTTGTTTTAGTTTATTGTCATCCCAGGCATTAGCGTGTTCTCTTGCAAAATATTTTACAGGTGCATTTTTTACTTTCTGTTCCCAGCTATCTGGATATTTCATTTTAACAAACACATGATAGTTATACATAAACCTATCTTTGCCATCAAATTCTGGCTGGTTAGATATTTTAGATATCAACGCAAGACAAGGTGGTCCTTCAACAAAATCCTCATCTACACCTTCCATGGATTGTTTCTCCATGTTTTCTGTAATAGTTTTTAATTCTTCTTTTGTAGTTATGTTTGCATCTACTACTTTTATAAATTGTTCTAGTGTAAAGAATGTGCCATCGATGTTAACAGCTTTTCTTTCTTCACCATAGTATGGTAAATTTATAAACTGTCCCGGTTTCATGATCCCTGTTTCCGGATCTTTTGTTAATTGTGTTTGTTTAGGAAATATCTCACAGTCTGGTTTAAGATGAAATAGAGGTAGTAAGTTGCTTAAGAATGATACAATAAC